GAATTCATGATCGACATGCTGGTGTTAAGGATACCTTTTAAAAGCTCTCTTGTGTCGGAGCGTCTTGATTCTAAGGGAAATTATGTTTCCCATGTGAATCTTGCTGAGGTTGCACGACTCTCCGGTCTGACTCTCGCAGCACATACCGTTGAATATGCCATTGATGGTGATTTAACTGTATCCGGCCTTAAGCATCCTTACGAATCTCTTCCGTCTCATTATGCGGGTATCGCGCTGAAAATTTTTGAGGGCGGTAAAAACTTCGAGCCTTGTGTAGAGTTGAAAGCATCTCCGGCGAAGTTGTTACAAGGTCACAACGTTTTTGGCCCGACTTCCTTTGAATTGTGTGGATTGGAGTTTTTCGGCGCTTTTGCGGCGGCTATGCCTGAACTGTATGACTTGTGCGATGTAACTAATACTGTAGTTGGTCGTATTGACGTTACATTTAGTGCAAAGGTTGCTAACGATCATATTGCTAATCAGGTCATTTCCTTCCTTCGTAATGTTTCTAATGGTCAGACCAAAAAGACTCGCGCCCTTGATTATGAAACCACTGTTATGTGGAACGAAGGGAGTCGCCATCGTACCCTTGTTGCATATTTGAAACATCATGAGGTACAGGCTCAGATCAAGAGACTACAAAAAAAGAAAAGCTCTCATCTTACGATCTACGAAAAAAATTGCTTGGAAGTATTAAGCAATCCTGATTTGCAATTATATGCAGTTGGCCTTGTTAGATTTGAGGCTAGACTTCATACACGTTTTTTTGAAAATTTTGGCTTGCCTAGAAAGTTCTTTGATATAGTTAAATATCAAGATAATTATGAAAGTGGCTCATTTAATTTAATTTGTGACCTGTGGAAAAAATCGTTTAAAGATCTGTTTGATGCCTTTAAAGGTTCTGATATGAATGTTTATGATGATTCTAAAGTTTATGATGCTTTAATAAATAACTTTTCTTCTGTTACTAAATCAGGCAATATTTCTAATTCCAAAGCTAACCGTTTATTTGGTTTTTATCGTCGCTTGGTGAATGAAGGTTATGATAATGTAGCTCAAACGATGGAACGCACTACATTCTGGCGCTCTCTAAAGGAATTAACTTCTGTAGGTTTGTCAAAGGCTCAATTAATGAACCTTTCGACGGATAATAATGTAGTGCCGTTGGTTCAAATGATTAATGTTGATTTTTCTCAGCAATATCCTGAATGGTATGTTGAACCGGTATCTATTTTTAATCGTTCTAATGTAGTCAGCATTAACGCTGCTTAATTTAAATAATCGAGAGATATATTATGTTAACTGTTGAAATTCACGATTCTCAAGTTTCTGTTAAAGAGCGCTCTGGCGTTTCTCAAAAGTCCGGTAAGCCTTATACTATTCGTGAGCAGGAAGCCTATATTGATCTCGGCGGCGTTTATCCTGCGCTGTTTAACTTTAATCTTGAGGACGGTCAGCAACCTTACCCCGCTGGCAAGTACCGTTTACATCCTGCATCTTTCAAGATTAATAATTTTGGTCAGGTTGCTGTTGGTCGCGTTCTGCTTGAATCGGTTAAATGAGCATGACTAGTGACGATATAATTTATGTTGTATTTGCTCTTGGCCTTGTTGTTTCATTTGGGTTAGGTGCAATTACTGCTGGAGTGTTCCGATGATTGATTATGTTGGTTCTTTCCTCGGTGCATATTTCTTGGGCTTTGCCCTCTTTTATGGAATTGGTTTTTTCAAATCAATTTCGAATCGTATCATTTAAGGAAAATAAAATGCGTGTTCTCTCTACCGTTTTAGCTGCTAAAAACAAAATTGCTCTGGGTGCTGCTACTATGCTGGTTTCTGCTGGTTCCTTCGCTGCTGAACCTAACGCAGCTACTAACTATGCTACCGAAGCAATGGACAGCCTTAAAACTCAGGCTATTGATCTCATTTCTCAGACTTGGCCTGTTGTAACGACTGTTGTAGTTGCTGGTCTTGTAATTCGCCTCTTTAAGAAGTTCTCTTCTAAAGCTGTTTAATTTTCAGCGTTATTTAAGGGGCGCTATTGCGCCCTTTTTTTTACTTTAATTCAGCTAAGGCGTAATTGTGAAAAGAAAAATAATAGCAATTTCTTTATTTTTATACATCCCTTTGTCTAATGCTGATAATTGGGAGTCTATTACTAAAAGCTATTACACTGGCTTTGCCATTTCTAAAACTGTTGAATCAAAAGATAAGGATGGTAAACCAGTTCGTAAAGAGGTTATAACTCAGGCTGATTTAACTACCGCCTGTAATGATGCTAAAGCCTCCGCACAAAATGTTTTTAATCAAATCAAGCTAACATTATCTGGTACATGGCCTAATTCTCAGTTTCGCCTTGTAACTGGTGATACCTGCGTTTATAACGGTTCGCCTGGTGAAAAAACTGAATCTTGGTCTATTCGCGCTCAGGTTGAGGGTGATATACAACGTTCTGTACCAGATGAAGAACCTTCTGAACAAACGCCAGAAGAAATTTGTGAAGCCAAACCTCCTATTGATGGCGTTTTTAATAACGTCTTTAAGGGTGACGAAGGAGGCTTTTATATTAATTATAATGGCTGTGAATATGAGGCAACTGGCGTTACTGTTTGCCAGAATGATGGAACTGTCTGTTCCTCCTCCGCTTGGAAGCCAACAGGTTACGTTCCCGAATCTGGAGAACCTTCCTCCTCTCCTCTGAAAGACGGTGACACTGGCGGTACTGGTGAAGGTGGTTCTGATACTGGCGGTGATACCGGTGGCGGTGATACTGGTGGTGGTTCTACTGGCGGCGATACTGGCGGTTCTTCTGGTGGCGGTTCGTCTGGTGGCGGTTCGTCTGGTGGATCAACTGGTAAATCACTGACAAAGGAAGATGTAACCGCAGCAATACATGTTGCTTCCCCTTCTATTGGTGATGCTGTTAAAGATTCTCTTACAGAAGATAATGACCAGTACGACAATCAGAAGAAAGCAGATGAACAATCAGCTAAAGCCTCTGCTTCTGTATCTGACGCTATCTCTGATGGTATGCGTGGCGTTGGTAATTTCGTTGACGATTTTGGCGGTGAGTCGTCGCAATACGGTACAGGCAATTCTGAAATGGATCTTTCCGTTAGCCTGGCTAAAGGGCAACTTGGAATTGATCGTGAGGGTCATGGTTCAGCTTGGGAATCTTTTTTAAATGATGGTGCTTTACGTCCCTCCATTCCTACTGGTCATGGTTGCACTAATTTTGTCATGTATCAGGGTTCTGTTTATCAGATTGAAATTGGCTGTGACAAATTAAATGATATTAAATCAGTATTATCTTGGGTTATGTACTGTTTAACATTCTGGTATGTATTCCAGTCTGTTACTTCATTACTTCGTAAAGGTGAACAATAATGCCAGCTTTATTGGGTATACCGGCTTTAATTCGTTTTATTATGGGGCTTGTTCCCATTGCTATTGGTTACTTTGCTAAGTTTCTCGGAATGATAATTACTCGCAATGGGTTAATGGCGTCCGCTTTAATTGGCGCTATTCTTTCAGTTGTTTCGTTTTCCATTCAGCTATTGGGTGATGCTTTATCATCTTCGATGGGTGGGATATCTGCTGATTTTGGTAATTTAATGTCGTCTGTGTTACCTGATGGCACTACAACCTGTATTACAGTAATTATTACTACTAGAATTGCCGTTTTTGTTTTTGACATTAAAGATCGTTTACTCGGCATTGCTAATAAGGTTATTTGATATGGCTGTTTATGTTGTTACAGGTAAATTAGGTGCTGGTAAAACTCTGGTTGCTGTATCACGTATTCAGCGCACATTAGCGAAAGGTGGCATTGTTGCCACCAATTTAAATCTTAAACTGCATCATTTTCCTCAAGTTGGAAGATATGCAAAACAATGCCGTGTTATGCGTATTGCTGATAAGCCAACTCTGGAGGATTTAGAATCTATTGGTCGCGGTAATTTAACTTATGATGAATCAAAGAATGGCTTATTAGTTCTTGATGAATGTGGTACTTGGTTTAACTCAAGAAACTGGAGCGATAAATCAAGGCAGCCTGTTATTGATTGGTGTTTACATGCACGTAAATTAGGTTGGGATATTATCTTTATTATTCAGGATATTTCTCTGATGGATAAGCAAGCGCGTGATGCTTTGGCTGAGCACGTTGTCTATTGTCGTCGCTTGGATAAATTGAATATACCAATCATCGGTGGGTTAATATCTGTATTATCTGGTGGTAGATTACCGTTACCAAAAGTGCATTTTGGTATTGTTAAATATGGTGATAATCCTCAATCTTTAACTGTCGATAAATGGGTTTATACGGGTACAGATTTATATGCTGCTTATGACACTAAACAGATATTCACCAGTGACCGCGAGATAAGCCCTCCTTACTGCCCGCTTTCTCCTTATTATACTCATGGTATTTTTTCTGTAAAAAGGGATGCAAAATATTATATGCGCATGACTAAAATCTATTTCAAAAAAATGAATCGCGTTTTTTTAATGGCCTCTTTTCTTGCTCTTGGTGCTGCCTGTGGCATTTTTTATAAATCTCAAGCCTATTCTAATCAGCTTCAACATATCCAAGACAATTCTAAAACATCTGTGATCAGCAAAACCGATCAAAGCGCGGAAATATTACCTAGATTATCGATCAACTCATATTCTCAAATGGGTTATGATGTATCTGTTACGTTTAAAGACGCTAAAGCCAAAATCTATAACTCATTCGATTTGATTAAAGATGGTTATAGAGTGGATATTAAAGATGCGTGCCATGTAACCATTGTTAAGAAATCATATATACAACAAATTACTTGTGAAGGTTGATTATGAAATTACAGGCTGAAAAGAAATTAATTTTTGGGTATGTTGCTCTCTGTTTCCTTATGACATTAGGCATTGCATTTAATGTTCTGGCTGATCCGGTCAATTTAAATAACGCTCCGGTGCGTTCGTTTGTGCAATGGTATTCGCAAAAATCTAATAAAGCTGTTGTTGTAAATCCTGATGTTAAAGGAAATATTACTGTATTTAATGCAGATGTTAATCAGGCCAATATTGATGATTTCTTTAAGTCTGTTCTTAACGCTAATGGCTTTGTTCTTATGGCTGGTGATCCTTCAGGTGTGTCTACTCCGTCAAAGCTGCCTTCTCAACAGACCGATAATGATGATGATTATGAAGATTCCGCGGATTATGTTCCGGTTGGTGATTCTGTTCCGGTATCTGCCCAACCGCAAAAGCCTTTAGATCTTACCGTTCGCAATTTTAAGTTAACCCGCGTGCGTTCTTCTGACGTTCTTCCGCTTGCCAAAATCTTTGTCGATTCCAACGGTGGCGGCGATGTTATTGATTACCCAGGCAATAACAGCCTGTTGGTTTCTGGTTCTGCTGCTATCATGAATGCCCTGGCTGATTTCATTACGTCAATCGACGTTGCCCGTGATCAGGTTCTTATTCAGTCGCTTATGTTTGAAACCAGCTTAGTTAATGGCGTGGATCTTTCTTTTGCTGCCGGTTCTGCTTCTGGTGATAAGGTCGCAGGCGGTTTCAATACATCTGCTCTTGGCACTGCACTTTCAACTGCTGGCGGTTCCTTCGGCATCTTTAACGGTAATGTTTTAGCGTTATCCATTCAGGCGGTAAAAAATGACTCTAATTCAAAAGTTATTTCTACCCCGCGCATCCTGACGCAATCAGGTCAGACAGGTTACATCTCTGTAGGTCAAAATGTGCCGTTTGTCACTGGTAAGGTAACGGGTGAGGCTGCAAATGTTAACAACCCTTTCCAGACCATTGAGCGCCGCGATGTTGGTGTTTCTCTTAAGGTGACGCCTGTTGTCATGGGTAATGGTCAGCTTGTTCTTACCATTGATACCAAAGCTGACTCCCTAACCAGTCAAATGACTGCTAGCGACATCATTACTAATCAGCGTCATATGCAAACGACAGTGCAGATAAAAGACGGTCAGACGCTTTTGCTTGGTGGTCTTATCGATTCCAATACAACTGACGGTAATCGCTCTGTACCTTGGTTTGAAAGCGTACCTGTGATTGGCTGGTTGTTCCGCAGCCATAGTGATTCGCATAACGAAAGAACTATGTTTGTTCTCCTTACCGCGCACGTTATTAAGGCGCTTTGAGGCTGCCGGGTAGGTGCGCTAGCCCTGCCCGTAGACTCTTGCGCCTCTCCGTGTGCGCGGCTTCGATACAACGTATGTTCCTCGGTTTTCACATCCATAATGGCTGCGGTGCTAACGGCTAGTTAGTACGTGATAATTTTCACGTACTCCGCCCTTCTCTTTCGGCGTTCTCCGGCGTCGAATCGTCAAACGCTAAATCGTGGGGGCCCCTTTGGGCCGATTTAGTGATTTACGACACTCCATAAATATCCTTGTTATGGGTGATGGTTCACGTAGTGGGCCATCGCCTTGTTAGACGTTTTTTTCTTTTGGTGATCGATAAGCGATTTTGTAGTTTGACGGTCGTAGACGAAAGGACGTGGAAGCGGCGATTTTGGATCTGGCAGTCGGCTCGGTCGTGGTGAGTCCACTATGTTTAATAGTGGACTCTTGTTGCATTTTGCAACGTGCTACAGCCCTCTCTCCTTCAAAACTCCTTCGATTGCTTCTTCAAGTTTATGTTTTATAAGATAATTTATCAGTTCTGATTTTTTTATAGGCAAACCAGCTCTTTTTGTTGCTTCGACAGTTGCCGTTACCAGTAAATTTTGCATGTGCCTATTGATAGTTACTGTAGTTCTACTGCCTCTTTTACCTAGTGTATTCATAAAATAAATCCTAAAGATCTTTACAAATAGTTGCGTTTAAATTTACATGTGTTAAATTACGCACATGGTGAGTGTTTGAGTGCTT